CCTTAAACCTCTCCCTAGACTCTCCGGGGTATTGTGAATATTTTGGCATTATGTCGCTCCTATAGCTACCGCACGTTTCTGATCGCGCTCAAGTTTTAGCTCTGCTACTTTCAACTGAGCGTCAACCGCGTTTTTCTGATAATCCTGCTGTATCTTCTGCCTTTTAACCTCTACGTCTGCCGCTTTTATCTCAAGCTCTTTGCGCTTTATCTCCAACTCCATCTGCTCCATCTGTTGCTTAGCCATAGCAGCTTGGTCTTGCTCTTCTGGTTTAGGTGGCGTTTTTGATGGGTCTGTAAGAAAATCATCAACATTCTGAAACCCCATAGCCTTTACAAGAGCGGCGCCGAGGTTGTACATGTTCTGCTCATTAACAATAGGCAGACCGCCTTTCAGAGCCTCCCCAGCGAACTGGAGCATTTGGCTAAGGTGCATCATCTGCTGATCTTTGCTGCCGCTACCTAAAGCCACAGACACAGTGCAATCATACTTATCCCGCCATACATCAGGACGTACCGGAACCCACTCATTACGCAACATAACAACTCTTTTCTTGTCTTGGTTTTTGTGCAATAACTCATATATAGTAGTCATTAAATCTTTGACGCCAGTCTCTGCAAAGTTTCTGGCTATCAGTTCTACCCGGCTCTGTGCAGCCCCCATAACAGCGTTAACCGCTGTTGCTGTGGTATGGCTGGTCAGGGCGTTCTCGTTCATTCCCTGAGACATACGCGACACACCAGCTCTAGATTCGCGCACCCCATCCAGATACTCAAGCATCTGAAACGTGTAAGGCTCCAGCGCGGGGGTGGCCAGGGGGGTAATTGCGTTGGGTGTTTTTACGCGCACTACGCCACCCGGGCGTTGTGTGAGCAAATCGTCTAAGTTAGCCTGTCCCTCCAGCACCGCGTACCGACCAAAGTTCTGGTTGTACATGTTGTCCATGAGGTTACGCATCAGCGTGCTACGCATCAACTGAAGATCCATCACTAGATCGGCTATGGACAAGCCAAAGAACTTGTGTGGAATCTTTATGGGTGTTATGGAAACAAACGGTATAGAATCTATCTCATCGTTAGCAAGAACATAATCACCTACAGTACAAACTTTTCTAAGCTCAGTAATTCCGTCTCCATCGTAGTCTGTCAGAAGGAAAGATTCGTTCAGCCAATAAGTTCTAAGGGCTTCTTCTCTTTCTGTTTCTCCGAAAGAAAATCCAGAGCTGATATCAAAATCAAACCTTGCTTCACGCTCGTTGCTAAAGGCGTCGTCTTCTCCACCACCTAAATCTTGTACATCAAATTTCTCGTCCGGGTACATTTCTCTGAGCTCGGACAGGGTTTTTCGGACTCTGTGGCAGACAAACCTAGCCTCCTGTATACTCTTGGCTTCTCTCGAAATAAGAAATTCAGACGGCGGCACGTTTTCTATTTTTATTTTTCCGGTGTGCTCTTTTCGTTTTATGACAACATCGTTAAGAACCTCACCAACAGCAGCCATGGGCGCGGCGGGCGCAGCAGCAGCAGCAGGCAGCGGCGGGATCTCCTCAGCCTCCTCAGCCTCATACTCTGTATCGGTGTACTCAGTATGCTCTATAACCTCCACAGACGGGTCAGACAGCAGAGCCTCGAATTCCATAGCCGTAAGACCGTGGTACTCCTCTCGCTCCTCGTTGCTGTACTCATCCCACCATACTTTTACGATACCATTTTTTGACAGAAGCGCGTCGGTAAACCAGGAATAGAGGATCTCCCAGCCCGGATTGTCTTTTGTAAAAACGTAGTTAACATAATCCGTGGCCTGTTCAGACATAGCCACGTCTTCCGGGCCATGTGGGGAAAATTTAACCATCTGATCACCAGAGGCAAACACGCGCATAAGGGCGGGTTTTATCCACTCAATCGTGTCCTGCACGGTAGTATCAACATACTGACTGCGGCCCTCTACCTCGTTGCCAAACGGTAGCCCATAGTAATATTCCATGGCCTTTTCGCGCTGAGAAGATATGGTATCACCCATATAGCCCAGAGAGTCGGTAATTTCATCCCGTATCCTTCCTACCAGTTCTTCTTCTGTAATTTTTTCAGCCATTAAACAATTCCATAATTTTTGTATTCAAGGTCTTGTGTCCATTCTGGATCGTGTCCAGGCACAGCAAACCTGAGCGTTAGTGCGGCGTATCGCGTAGCCGCCATTAGGTCGTCGCGAATGGGAACGATCTTCCCCTCTTTGCGGTGGTACATCCTAAATTCCTCCCACCAATCCCCCAGTGTTGCAAACACCTTGAACCGGTCGGACTCCATTCTTTGCAGCAACGCCATAATACCCTCCTCAACAGAGTTGCCACCTTTCTTCTGACCAAGCGCGGGAGGGTTCTCAAAATGAAACGGTAGAAAATTACACCCTAGGCTACGATACTGCTCAGCCAGCCCGGGGTTGCCCATGCTGTCCCTGCGGTTGCCATCATGTGGCCACGAAATAGGGATGTATTGGGGGCGTGTTTTAATTGCCGCAGCATGTACAGCTGGTGACGCTTTGGACTGCCTGTAGCAGTCATACACGTACACCACGTCCTCATCTTTGTCCCAAGCCATCCATACGCAGGCTGTGGGGTGGTCAAATCCAAAGTCAATCCCGCAGATACGGGGCCAATGGTCCTCAAGCGCAACGGGATCTGTTATCAGCTTTTCCTCCATCACCGGAAAAACCAGACCACTGCCGATCGATGGGCGCCCGTAGCGACGCATCTCGCGCTCGTGCGGGCTGTAGCTGCTCAGTATCTGCTCCATAATGGATTCATGCAGATGACCGCGCTGGCCACGCATAGACATTACGGATTGTGAAGCATCGTCCCAGGTGGCGTTCACCAGAGCCTGACCGGGCTTTATGCTGTTAATAAACGAGGCTACGGTTTCAGTCATCCCCCGCTCTGGGGTAAACGTCATGTAAACCATGCCACGGCGATCGAGGGTTCGAGTAACAGCCTGAGAGTATATGTCCCTGCTTGGCTCCTCGTCCAGCCACACGCAATCAACACTGCGGCCCTGCCACTTTTCCACACCCATCTCGTAGGCTTTAAAGAATAAAGAAGAGTTCCCGCCGCTAACGTGCCTGATTAGGGCGACCGATTTGGCGTTAGGAACACCGGGCTTGCGTTCGGTTTTTATTATTAGATTTTTTGGTATAGCACCAGAACCAAAGGCGTCCGGGTCGTCGGGGGAACCCAATAACTCATGTTGTACAATATCACGGGTGGTTTCGTTAGAAACCCCTCCTGCCCACGCAACTATAGGCTGCCTGTATCTACGCCCATTCCACCAATCTGGGTACAACCCAGTAACATGGTAGGACATCTCCGCTGCGCCGCAGTAGGATTTTCCAATTCTGTTTGCCGCCATCAGCAACCGCTGGTTGGCGTCTACACCTGTTTCGTGAAACCTTTTCTGGTACGGGTAAGGATCGTAGAAATCGAGCTTGTTATATCGCTCGCGTTGACGTAGTTCTCTAGCGACCTCTACCGCTTGCTCTAGTTCGCTTCGCGTGGCCAATGGCCGCCGCTTGACGCTCGGCACCGGCTCTACTTGCATAGCATTTTCCTTTTGTCCCCCATTTGTATCCTTTCTTTCCCGTGGGTAGTGTGCATCTTTTTATAGGCATCAGTTCACCATGTCAGGTACCACGGTAGGGGTGGATGTACCCATTAGAGCTTCTAGCTCCCTCTGTAGCTCATCGGTGGAGGCTTGCTCTACGTGGGATATCTCCTGCTGTATTTTTTCTGTTGGTTTCAGCCCAGCCCTGTCCAGCACATCTTTAACAGCTCCCAGACGCACTGATTCGCTCTCAGCGCTCTGCGCTAGGCTCTGCAACTGTGCTATAGCTCCGGGTACGCAATCCTGCAACATGCGCTTCTGACGCTGCTCGATCTCTCCTGCGAACTTGTTTTTAAGCTCGTAGCCCCGCTGTTTAGGCGAGGAGTAACCAGCGGTGGCCGCAGCTTTGGCTGCACTACCGGTTAGGCAATACTGTTCGATGAAGGTTTCTTGCATTTCTGTTCGCATTAATATGGCCCTAATAGTCCCTGTTGGGGTTCACGTTTTCTGTCTGCCGCCTCTAGACCTTTAGCTGTCTGTATCGCCACCTGTGGGGCAGAGGTTCGGCCTACGTGCCCCGCTATCTGTTGTGTGGTTGGTCCCTTATGCAGGGCGGCTGCCCTCTGTATGTCTTGATAAGCCATCCCTGCCTGCGGCTCTCCTCTGGACAACCCCTCCCCAAGATCCCAAGCGTCTTTATGGCTAAGGCCTTTAAGGTTGTGCTTCGCTAAAATATCGTCACTAAAAGACATGCGTTGAGGGGTAATCGAGATGAACTGGTTTTTCATACCGCCTTCAGTAACTTTATTTAACCATCCTTTTCCTGCACCTAGAGCCAACTGATCCATTCCTATCTGGAACATACGACCGGTTTCAGGGTTTAGAACCGTGCGTACTCGCACATGGCCTAGCAGCTGATCACCCGTAAGACCCTCAAAACCCCAACTAATAAGCCCATCTTTGCCCGCGCTGCGAAATCCACGATCATTAAGCTGTCTAAAATCATTTCCAATCCCAGGCGGTCTGTTTAGAAAGACGGGTCTGTGTTTGAGAGATGTTTTTATAGATCCGTTTTTGTTATATTGCAACTTGAAAACTTTGATTGTTTCCCCATTCAGGTTCACTGTCTCACTTTCACGATAGCGTTTTTTACTAGCTACGGTCTTACCCTCAGTAGCTTCTCGCCACCCCATAGCGCGTAAATCAAGCTCTTTCTGGAATTTTGCTTTCTTGGCCAGATTCAACTCATCAATTTCGTTAAGGAAATCCTGAGCAGTAAACCTTCTGTCTGGAATCTGCCCCTTGCTGCGTTTTGTCATCAGGGAGTCCCACGCTGCTTGCATTGAGTATAGAGGCTGATCCGCTATCTTTGCCCTATATGGCGTTCCGGCCTTGTCACTCCTCGTAGCTGTTGTTGTTTTGATCGGCGGCCAATCAGGGTTAATCAAATGATCGTTCTTCAGCAAGGGCTTCTGCCTGGAGGCTTTTAAGGACGTGGTCATCATTTTGCCTGTACTTTCCAGACTCTCTACCTTGTGCGCTAAGTTGAGCGGTAGCCCGCGCTCTAACGCATTAAACTCACGCACAATATGCGGGGTTATGTGACCGGCAACCTCATCCGTAATCTGCATCCCAGTAAGCTCTGATAGCGTCTGGGGGTTGTCAAGAAGCTGCTGACCGGTGACCTGGATCTCCCGTGGGAATATTCCCTTGCCGGCCTGTGCCAGATCCGGTGGAATCTCCAGCCCGTACTGACGGCGCATACTAAGCTCCTTTGCGACCTCGTTAACGTAACTGCGTTTTAGCTTGGGTATATCAGCGCCGGGAACAGGATTGTCTATCTTACTCTGTATGCTACGCATTGCGCTGGTGGTGGCTGAGCTAAACCCACGGGCAGCATCATAAGCGGCTTGTGGGCCCACGGTGCTAAGCGTTTTCCGGGCCACCATCTCTGCTGGCATACGGACATAATGCTGGGCACGCCCCATGGGGTTACCACTGTACCAGCCCTGTCGCAGCAATTTTGCTTCTGTCGAGAGTGGGGCTATTACCCCCTTTTTGATGGCGGTGGCTATAGGCTTCGTAAGTCCCGTTCCAAGGGATGAGATCCAGTATGCTGCCTCGCCAACCCCAGGGCTACCTGTCATACCCTCAACACCTCGCCCAAATTCTGCGAATGGCCAGTCAATAAGGCCCACTAAGTCTCCAAGAGCGGCGGACGATGCTGCTCCAGACTGGGTTTTAGTTTTCGGCCGATACTGCCAGCGATTCATAGCTTTGTCGAACTGCTCAGCACCCTGCTCACGGTTCCAGAAGGGCATACCCTCAACACCCTCTCCCTTCTTTGTCCAGGGGGTCATTGACGGGGCAAGCCATTCGGGCCTGTCAGACCAATCCAGAGCAGCTGCACCAGCTTCTGGGGCGGCCATAAGCACGCTACCAAGGGCTGACGGGAGGAATCCAAGGGCCTCGTGCGTGCCCCCAGCTACATCTAGTAGTCCCTTTTTCCAGTCTTCCCAAGTAGCCATATTAGTGTATTCTTATGTTGGTTGAAATTGCCCACCGCTGTATGGGTAGGATATATAAAAAATAGAGAAAACAAAAAGGGGG